GACCTCGACGTTGACTCCAACGGCAGATGGTCAGTTGAGAAGTTCAAGGGACTTATCTTCCAAATCGAGAGAGATGCGAACCAAATCGCACAAAGAACTCGTAGAGGAAAGGGTAACATGATCCTCTGCTCCGCAGATGTTGCATCAGCACTTACCCACGCAGGTCTTCTTGACTACACCCCTGCACTCAACGCAAACCTCAACGTTGACGATTCTGGTAACACCTTCGCAGGTGTCCTCAACGGTCGTTACAGAGTATACATTGACCCATATGCTGCTAATAACAGCCAGGATCAATACTACGTTGTTGGTTATAAGGGTTCTTCACCTTACGACGCAGGTCTGTTCTATTGCCCATACGTACCTCTCCAGATGGTCCGTGCAGTTGGTGAGAACAGCTTCCAGCCCAAGATTGGCTTCAAGACTCGTTACGGCATTGTCGCAAACCCCTTCGCAGAAGGAACCAATGCTGGTCTTGGCCGTCTCGAGCGCAACTCCAACCGTTACTACAGAAGAGTCAAGGTTGCAAACCTCATGTGATTCTTTTCACGGTTTTTCCAGAGGTCCTTCGGGACCTCTTTTTTTATGTCTAAATAGTGTCAGGAACTTGCATATTATTCAAGGTGGCAGAAACCATAATGCCTTTAGATAGGCAATTAGCAAATAGAAATTTCCTACAACCAACAGGGTTTAAGTTTACTCTGGGCAAGTATCCTAAGGTAGATTTCTTTTCTAATACTGCTCAAATTCCTTCAATAAACCTTGGAGTTGCATTCCAACCAACTTACCTAAAAGATATTCCCATCCCAGGTGACAAGTTAACTTATGACGACTTGACACTTAGTTTCTTAGTTGATGAGGACTTGGTTAACTACAGAATCGTTCATCAGTGGTTAGAGAGATTTGGTTATCCAGAATCTGTAGAACAGTATCAAGACCTTTTAGACTTAGAAGAAGGATTTACTAAAGGTAGACAATTTGCAGAAGCAGGACAGAGTGATGGAACACTCATAATCTATAACAGTAATTTTAATCCAGTTGCTTCTGTTGTTTTTACAGGAATGTTTCCTGTATCTCTATCAACAATTGAATTTGATGCTAAGGCAACTAATGTTGAATATGTCACAGCATCAGTAACCTTTAAGTACACTCACTATACTATTACAAAATACTGATTGGTATGAACCTTGATGAAATACAGGCGTCTTGGGCAGAGGATTCAAAACTCGACCCAGACAACTTACATAATGAGTCCATTAAAATTCCATCTTTACATTCAAAATACTACAATATCTACAACAACATAGTTCTCTTAAAGAAGATGGAGGAGAACAAGTATAAAATTTTAAAAAAGAAGAAATGGTTGTATTACACAGGAAAAGCAGAACCTGATGTGTACAAAGAAGACCCCTTTGACCACAAGGTCTTAAAACCAGATATTGATAAGTACATGGATGCAGACGAAGACATCATGCGTATTGTATCCAAAATTGAATACTACCAAACGATGTTGAGTTTTATTGATAGTATTCTTAAAACTATCTTGAATAGAACTTACCAGATTAAAAATGCTATTGAATTCATGAGATTCACTGCTGGTTATGACTAACTTAAAGATTAGAAAGAAGAACGAAGTTTATTTGACTATTGAAGCAGAACCTTTCGTCAAACAGGAACTATGTGATTATTTCACTTTTGAAGTTCCTGGGGCAAAGTTCATGCCGCAGTATCGCAGTAAATATTGGGATGGAAAAATTAGACTATTCTCACCACACAATGGTGAAATTTATATTGGTCTATTAGATAAAGTTTGCTCTTGGGCAAAGAAATCTGGATTCACTGTAGAGTTTATTGATAACAAATTCTATGGTACACCCTTTGAAGTAAATGACCATATCTCTTATGAAGGTACGAAAGACTTTATGTCTAGACTTACCAGTTATCAACCTAGAGATTATCAAGTTGATGCAGTATATGATGCACTTAAGTACAATAGAAAACTAATTGTATCACCTACTGGTTCAGGTAAGTCATTGATGATTTACTCGGTAGTGAGATACTTTGCAGAAACAGATAGAAAGATTCTTCTAATTGTTCCTACTACTTCTCTTGTTGAACAAATGTTCAAAGACTTTGAGGACTATGGTTGGGATGCAGAATCTAACTGTCATAAGATTTATTCTGGTAGAGATAAAACATCTGGAAAGAGTGTAGTCATTACAACTTGGCAATCAATCTATAAACTTCCTAGGTCTTGGTTTGAACCATTTGATGTGGTTATTGGTGATGAAGCACACTTGTTCAAATCAAAATCTCTAGTCAGTATCATGACTAAGATGGATAATGCGAAATATAGATTTGGTTTTACAGGAACACTTGATGGATCACAAACTCACAAGTGGGTTCTAGAAGGATTGTTTGGTCCATCTTATAAAGTAACACAAACAAAAGACCTTATTGAGAAAGGTCATCTATCAAAACTTCAAATCAAAGTTCTTCTTCTTAAGCATGATGAACATCAGTTTGGTGAATATGAAGATGAAATCCAATATATTATTGGTCATGAAAAAAGAAATAAGTTCATCAAAAATCTTACTGTTGATTTAAAAGGTAATAGTCTTGTTCTTTTCAATCGAGTTGAAACTCATGGAGAACCAATTTACAATTTGATAAATAACTCTGTAGAAGAGGGACGACAAGTATTCTTTGTCTATGGAGGAGTCCCTGCCCAGGAAAGAGAAAGAGTAAGAGAGATTACTGAGAAAGAAAATAATGCAATCATTGTTGCATCGTATGGAACTTTTTCTACGGGCATTAACATCAAGAATCTACATAATGTAATTTTTGCATCACCATCTAAGTCTAGAGTCCGAAACCTACAGTCTATTGGTAGGGTACTTAGAAAGGGAGACAATAAGTCTCAAGCAGTTCTATATGATATTGCTGACGATATTACGTTTAAGTCGAGAAAAAACTACACACTCAATCACTTAATTGAGAGAATCAAAATTTATAACGAAGAGAATTTCAATTATGAGGTATTGCAGATTAATTTTAGAGGGTAGAACATGGAAGAAGAATTTTATGCAGTTATTAAACTAATTTCAGGAGAAGAGATATTTTCAAAGGTTTGTCCCTGTGAAGAGGAAGATAGAACAATCCTGCTTTTAGATAATCCAGTTACTATTGAGACATTCAATATGAGACAGATGGGAGTCTCTGGACTAAAGATTAACCCATGGATTAAATATACTGATGACTCAATGTTTGTTATGGACATGGATAGAGTTATCACTATGTCTGAAGTAACAGACGAAGAGATGCTCTTCATGTATGCAAAGTATATTAAAAAGAAAAATAAAAAACCCAGTACCTCTAATAAACCATCAGAGAGTATGGGTTACTTAAAGTCTATAACTGAAGCAAGAGTATCTCTAGAAAAGATATTCAATGAATCTGGTGAAAAGGATCCTAAAGATACTTAATTAAAGCTATTATCAACCTTGAACGTCCACAGACTCATTATACACATCATCACCTACCCTTGTCAACTAACCCTAAAACATGTATACTATTTACAGAAATCAAAATAATTAATGGTTAGAGAACGTAAAAATCCTCACTATGTGAATAATAAAGATTTCCATCTTGCCCTCATTGAGCACAAGAAGAAAGTCGAACGTGCAAAGGAAAAAGGACTAGAACCACCTAGGATTTCAAATTACCTAGGTGACTGCTTCCTTAAGATTGCTACTCACCTGTCATACCGTCCTAATTTCGTTAACTACATGTTCCGTGAGGACATGATTAGTGACGGTGTGGAGAACTGTGTTCACTATATTAATAACTTTAATACAGAAAGAACTAATCCTTTTGCTTACTTCACTCAAATTGTTTATTATGCATTCCTGAGAAGAATCCATAAAGAGAAGAAGCAGATGGAGATTAAAGAAAAGATTATTGAGAAGTCGGGTTACGACGAAGTATTCTCTGTGGATGGTGACAATTATAACTCCTCAGATTATAATACTATTAAGGACAACATCCAGATTAAACTGTATCAATGAAGATTGCCTTAATTACTGATACTCACTATAACTTTAAAAAAGCAAATAAGAATTTTCATGATTACTTTGAGAAGTTTTATGAGAATATCTTCTTTCCTTATTTGAAGGAGCACAATATTGGAAACTGTATTCACTTGGGTGATGCTTTTGACAACAGGAAAGGAGTAGACTATTGGGCACTTGATTGGGCAAAGAAGAATGTATACGATAAGTTTTTAGAACTGGGAGTTAACGTTTTTAGTATCTGTGGGAATCATGATACTTACTATAAGAATACTAACTCAGTAAACTCTATTGATATTCTTTTGAATGAATATTTTAATGTAGTAAAAATTTCTTCACCTAAAGAAGTCAAGATTGGTGATACTGAGTTTGTCATGCTTCCTTGGATTAATGCAGATAATCAGGAAGAGACGTTCTCTCTATTAGAAAGAAGTAGAAATAAATTTGTCTGTGGTCATCTTGAACTAAGTGGGTTCCCTGTTTTTCCAGGACAAGACCAAATCCGTGGTATGGATAAGGGAGTATTCTCTAAGTTCACCAGAGTATTTTCTGGTCATTATCACACTCGTAGTAATGATGGTAAGATTTTTTACCTTGGTAATCCCTATCAGATGTTCTGGAATGACTGGAATGATGTACGAGGATTTAATGTCTTTGACACAGAAACTCTACAGTTAGAACACATTCCTAATCCATATACTATCTTTGAAAAGATATACTATGATGACTACACAGAGATTGGTGACCTTGACGTTGAAGATAAGTTTGTTAAGCTTATTGTAAAGGGTAAAAAAAACCAAAAAAACTACGACAAGTTTGTAGATGAATTAATGTCTAGAAAACCACTAGACGTAAAAATATCTGAACTTCTTGATGTTGATGATACTAATTTTCAATACCAAGAGTCTGATGTAGAAGACACTTTGACTACTCTTAATTCATACATTGAGGAATCTGAATTTGATTTGGATAAATCAATTGCTAAAAAGATTATCAAAGATGTTTACTTAGAAGCAATGGAAATAGAATAAATAAAAACAAGATTGCTTGTATAAAAATGTACATACTGGCACTTAAAGACGATTCTGATGAAGGAGCATATGCTGTCCAAAATGATGATGGAGAGCAAGTTGTATTCTTCTTTGAAGATGAAGATGATGCAATTCGTTATAATGGTCTACTAGAAGCAGAAGACTATCCAGAGATGGGTATTGTCGAAGTAGACCCAGAAGTTGCTGTCAAAACATGTGACATGTATGACTACAAGTATGCTATAATAACAACTAACGACTTTGTGATACCACCAAGAGATGATTACATTCCAGAAAATTCGGTTTCGTAATTTCCTTTCAACGGGAAATAATTTTACAGAACTAAATTTTCTAGACAATAAAACAACACTTATAATGGGAGCAAACGGGAGTGGGAAATCTACCCTCCTGGATGCTCTCTGTTTTGTTTTATTCAATAAAGCATTTCGTAAAATTAATAAAGGACAATTAGTAAACTCTACAAACGAAAAAGATTCTGTCGTAGAGATTGAATTTGAAACAGCAGGATACCAGTGGAAGATACGACGAGGTATAAAACCAGCACTATTTGAAATCTATAAGAACGGTGTGGTAATGGATCAACTTGCGTCTGCAGCAGACCAGCAGACTTGGTTGGAAAAGAATGTGCTGAAGTTGAACTATAAGTCATTTACTCAGATTGTTATTCTGGGTAGTGCATCCTTTGTACCATTCATGCAACTGTCTACAGCACACCGTAGGGAGATTGTAGAAGACCTCCTAGACATTAAAGTGTTCTCTTCTATGAATACCCTTTTGAAGGAGAAAATTAAACTTCTCAGAGATAAGCAGAGGGATATTGAGATGAAGAGAGAGTCAACATTTGAAAAGATAGAAATGCAAGAGAGTTTTATTAAGACTCTTGAGACTAATACTGCACTAGAAGTTGATGAGAAGTCTAAGCAAATTGAAGAATTAGAAAAATCTATTCACGAAAAAAGAGTATTGGTTGGGCAGATTAATAAAACTTTAGTGAATGAACTTCAACCAAAACTTGATGAGTTCTCTAATGCTAGTGCTAAAATTCGTAAGTTAGAAAATCTTAAAATAAAAATTGAAGAGAAGGTATATTCTGAAACACAATTACTAGACTTTTTTGAAAATAATACGGTATGCCCTACATGCACCCAAAGTATTGAAGATGGGTTGAGGTTAAATAAAGTTAGGGACCATCACGATACTATTTCTGAACTGAGAGACGGTCTCATGGACATGCATAGAACTCTTCTAAAAGAAGAGGAAAGGCAGTCTGAGTTTGTCCAATTAAGTAAGGAGATTACTAAACTCAACAATGACGTTTCTAACCACAATCTTGAAGTTAGCCAATACCAGAAACGAAAAGGAGAACTGGAACTTGAAGTTCAAAGACTTACCACAAAAAATGAAGACAAAAGTGTTGAGCAAGGTGTCCTAGCAAAGTTAAAAAAACAATTGAATAAACTCGACCATGATAGGTCCAAATATAGAGAACTCCATTCCTATTATGCCTTCACTCAGAACCTCCTGAAAGATGGAGGGGTGAAGGCTAAAATCATTCACAAATACTTACCATTAATGAATCAGCAGATTAATAAGTATCTGCAAATGATGGACTTTTATATTAACTTCACTCTTGATGAAGAGTTCAATGAAGATATAAAGTCTGCTGTTCATGAAGATTTTTCATATGCCTCTTTTAGTGAGGGTGAAAAAATGAGAATCAACCTTGCTCTTTTGTTTACCTGGAGAGAGATTGCAAGGATGAAGAACTCAGTAAGAACAAATCTACTCATTCTTGATGAGGTATTTGACAGTTCCCTCGATGGTGCTGGCATTGATTACTTTAGTAAGATTATTAGATACACGATTGACGATGCAAATATTGTTGTTATTTCACACAAAACAGATGAACTTATTGACCTGTTTGACAATGTGATAAAGGTAGAGAAGGTCAAGGGTTTCAGCAAAATGACTTGACTAAACCGTAGGTAGTCGATATACTAATATTGGCTATCTATTTCTTTTTATTATGACAATTGGAACCTCCTTTGGTGGAGATACCGTAATCTTTGGAGGAGAAAGTTCGGACACTATTAGTTTTGCTGCTGCAGAAGATTATCCTGTATATGCAGCAGCACCTGTAGACTATTCTTTTTGGGCTGAAGATGGAATCAGCATTACAGGTAATCCCTATGCTGCACCTGATACTATTTCTTTTGATACTGGAATGACTACTAGCAACAATCCCAATCGATTTAAGTATAGTGAAGAACGTATTCTTAAAGAACTGACTGACTATATTTCCTCAACGTACAATCAGCACTATTCT